AAATCCGGCATGTCTTAATTGCTCTCCAACCACGCAGTATTGAAGGTCTATGTAAGTTGACAGAACCAAATGGTTGTCATCTCTCGGTGTCGGTTTACTTACTTTGAAGTCCCAACTCGAATGAACCACTGGGTAAATCAGTTCGTGGTTGATTCCGATAATTGGGTCTGTTCCATAGGTATCCGTATCCGCCGTGTCAAGAATATCCACATACTCAAAAGGCATATTCTTAAACGTAGGTACACCAAAGTGAGAACCAATTCTGTAACCCATCTGGTCGTCTGCTTTCGCATACAGAAGATTCAGGTTGCCAATAACACTGTCATTGGAATACAAACTGAACTTTGAATTGGACGGGCCGGGTAACGTCTCTGGTGAAGTCGGGCCGGTAAAGTGCAACTTACGAGTGGCCCTATCCAGAAGTACCAACAGCGAATCGTCCAAATCGCCCTGATGGTCAGCATAATAATTTGCCCAGCGAGCATTTGTCGTAGAAGTACAGGAAATTCCGCCCTTATTAAAGGCCGTAGCACTACCATCATTGTAGTGACCTGTATAACCTGTCCAACCGCCAGTCGAATTGTCTGTGCCAAAACTTATCCCTAACAATATTTCTATTGCCTTGGACTATATCATCAGTTTTTCTCTATCAAACTGTTCCGTGTATAGTCTCTGAAGTTTTTCAAAAGAAGCGTCATTTTTATTGTTAAGTCGCCTAATCTCTATTAACATAACAAGTTCCTCGGAGGATATTCTATTATACCCTTTTCCTGAACCCTTTGTGAGACGACTTTTCAAATAGTTTAAAAGAAGTTCTGCCCGTCTTTTTTTATCAGACTTCATATACGGCAAAACTGCCTCTAAAAGTTTAGAGCAACGCTTTACACCTTGCCAAGTTAGCGTCCAACTTGGCTTGTGTCGTGGATTTCTTCTTCGATGTGTTATATAGCCCCCTGTGACATAACAACCGGCCCGATAACAAGCATCAATAAACTGCCAGTCTGTGTTATAAACACAAACCATTGGAACAATCTCAGTAGGGCTTCCACCCCGCTTTATATGTGAACCAATGTGAAAGGAAATACTTCCTTCCCCCTCAATAGCAGCCGCTAACCACGATAAATCTATTTCTTTTGAACTTACCTGCTGATTGTCCATTATTACAACCTTTCAATTTTAACCTCGTTAGTACAAAAGGTATTAGGAGTTTCCAGCAATTTACGAAATTTAACCGGGCCAGATTTTAATTTTGGGTATAGCCCGGAATGCCTATTGGATTCAACTCGTCTGTCGAAGATGTTGGGGTAGTGAGAATAGCTTTGTAAATCTCATCTACCATTTCTCGCAGAGCGTTATTATACTTCAACTTCAATACGTCATAAATCTGGGCTTGACCGTTGTTCAAATCCATTTCAGGCCAGTTGTAGCTGAAATTACCTTTAGCAAAACGCCAATCGGTGTTATACTTTTTGGTAATATTCTTAACAACGTGGGTGTCGTCAGCCCATCTATTCTTATGTCCTGCGTTGCCCTCATCACCAAGTGTGATGTACCTCTCTATATTCTTTCCACCCTCAATTTTCATTCTGTTTTTCCAGAACGAATTGAAGAGAGCATAAGAACTGTAGAGATAAGTCATAGGACAACTATTCTTACGAATGTCCTGTAGTGTACCATTCGTGATGTCGATTGCTTGGTCCAATGATATATCCATATTCTTTCCCTTTACTAATTCTATTTACTTACGCCAGCTTTTTCAGCCGCAGCATCAACAACGGCCCTTTTTCTATCGTCCTCGCTTTCGTAAGTTTTTACAACATTCTTTCTGCTTTTTCGGGGTGTCACTTGCTCAGACTTATTTTTTATCGCCTTAATGACATCGTCCTTAACTCGACTCTTGTAGTTTTTACCTTCGTAAATCTCCAAGGACTCCGTTAAAGCGTCTTTAAAGGATAACTTTTCATCGGCCTTTGACAACCTTACAGCACGATTCCAAACTTCTTCTCTGGCTTTGAAGGCGGGGTCAGTAGGCACTAATCTCCCAGAGCCGTCCGGCACTCTGGGTAAGTCCTCTGTCTTGCCAAAAACGGGGAATGACTCTGCAAACCTATCAAACATCCCGTTTGCCATATTGACTTGTCTGATTTGCTCTTCCTGAGAAGTTTTTTCCTGAACTGTTCCTAAACCTTTCTTTAGGTTGTCCAACTCTTCTCTGGTTTTCTTTAGAGTTTCAGATAAAGTCTCTATCGTTTCAACCTCGGCTTCCTTTTTCTCAGGTTCAACCTCGGCTTTAACTTCTTCTTTTACTTCTTTCTTCTCTTCCACCTTAAACAAAATATCAATGGAAGAATCTAAATCTGCGTTGGTTTTGTCAGAGGCGTATTCTACTATTTGTTCAGCAGACCATTTAGCTTTCTCGGCAGCGGCAATAAAGTTGGGGCTAATCTCATCCCCATATTCGCTGTTCTCTTCAACAGCCTCTTTCTCCTCTGTTTTAGTCTTAATGCCAAACAGTTTGTCTTTCATCGTCTCAAGAAAACCCTTAGACGGCCCGGCGGCAGTTCCATCCGGGTTCATATTTGGCTTCTCTTCTTTTGTTTCTGTGGTCTCTACAGTCTCATCAACGTCCTCTGCCAGACCATCTATATTTTTTATTTCATCAGCCATTATTTTTTAGTCTCCTTTGCTCTCGTTCTTTTGTCGCTTAGTTCTTGCCCATACAAATACTCCAAATCCGTATAGGTATGCTCCAACACTTCGACTCTTTTAGTCAGGGCTTCAAAATCAGCCTCCATTCTTCCTGCGTGGTCTTGGTATAAAACTTTGTCAGGAGTTCCAGCAACTATAGTGACTTTACCCTCGTTCTTGGGGTCACAGCCAGAACAAAACTTTCTGCCCTTCTCGTCTTTGTCGGGCCGGAATCCGAGATGACAACCCTCACACTTTACTTCATTCTTTAAAGCCTTTTCAAGATGTTTCATTTTTTGTCTCCTTTTTAATTATACTCTTCCATACCGTGCTGTTTCGCCAGCTTCCTTTTCTCAGGTCTATTTTTTACCAGCAGTTGCCCCGTCTCCGGGTGATACGTTCTGTCTGGATACTGTTTCATCATCTTCGGTATGTCCTCAACATTGACCCCCATCGACCACGACCAGCGTGGGTTGTCTTTATACCCAATGTTCACTACCTGCCTGTTGCTCACCTCAAAAACAGAAGTCATCTGTCCGCCACACTTTTCACAAATACCAAAGTCCAAATCCATCTTGTCTATCTCCTCATCAGACGGTCTCCTGCCATCTTTTCCGTCTTTAAGAAGAAAGCGTTTTTCTACAACAAGCTTACAAACTTTACATTGGCCAAAATGGAGTATCATTCTTACGTTCCTATAATCCATACTTCAATAGTGACTGCTTCGGCGGAATCGTCATTCTTTATTCTAACGACTCCGGCGGGTTTAAATACGGCCCACTCCCCTTCGTTTACTGTAATCTCAGCACTAAAAGCAGAAGCATAGCTGGTATCAATATCAACATCGTTGGTAATGCAGTGAATAATAATTAGCTCAGGGGTAGTCACGTCACCAAGTTGAAGTATCTCGTCTGTGTCGGCGACTGCCTGAACCTGATAATTATAGACGGCCCTTGTGCAAGTTGCTGTTACTACAAAGTTGGCAATAGCCTCTAACTCTTTTCCGAGGCCGGTCAACTTCCCAAGTATTTTTGTACGCATTTCAACGGCCATTATTTCTTCCCCTTGCGATAAAGTTTGTTTTTTGATTTCCCTGCGGCATCAAGAGCTATTGCAATGGCTTGTCTGTGTGGCTTACCACTTCGTCTCAGTTCCCTGATATTCTCAGAAACGGCCTTTTTTGATTTACTCCGATTCAATGGCATTTTTTCTCCTCAGAACTCTCCTTTGGAATCTTTCTTTATTCTCATACCGATATTTGCTCATAGCTTTCTCAGCCCGCAAATTACCAGATTGTGTTTTTTCCCTTAACAAATATCCTTTCTTGTCGTACCAATTTTTGCCGTGCCTGAACAACTCAAGGGTGGATGGCATTTTCTTGGCAGGTTCACTGACCACTTTCTTAATTTTTTCTGGCTCAGGATAAGTTCTTGTTGCAGCACCAATCCGTTCCTCCATAGAACCCGCACCCGATTCAAGCTGTCTAACGGCCTCTGCATACCCAACCCTTTTTTCTTTTTTAACCATTCCCAACCCCCATCATATTGTTCACCCCTTGAGCCGGGGCTTCCTGCGTTTGATTTCTATTTAAATTGGCGTTTTTACTTCCAACCGAAGCACCAAATGAATCGTTGCCCTGCCCCGGAGACTTTGAACCGAATGGCATCATCTTGTAGGCTACGTTGTCCATCTCACCCGGAACTGCTGTTCTATACCATTGATTAACAGATGTCTCCCCAATGTAAGAAGCAAGAATCTTGGTGACAAGAGACACATCAATCTGAGTCCCCTGTGAGGCAGCAATCTCGGCTGTAGGCAGAACCCACTGTGAAACAAACTGCATAAGTCTCTGATACTGCATCTCCGGGGAGGTTCTCTGCGTAGAGTAAGGCACTATATCAAAAACAAAATCATAGAAATCTCCAACCTTGTAGGTATCAGAAAACACGGCGGGGAACTCCCCTACTCCCGCTATCTGTTTTACCACCGGCACAATCGTTGTCGGGTCGGTGATATACTGCCACGCCAGTTTACGAATAATTGAAACTGTAAATGAATGAAAACGATTATACATATTGTTGATTATTCGTGTTGCATTAGCCATCACCAACTGCTCTTGGCCGAGAGTGGGGGATTGACTCCCCCTTCCCCCCAGAACATCGGAACTCGGCGTTGCCGACTTTGTGAACTGTTGTTCAGCAAAAGTAACCCATTGATAATTCAATGGATTCACCCCACCAAACTCAAGTTTCTTAAAGGCATCAACATTATCAACTCTGCAAGTACCTTGATTTACTGCCTTAGTTAATCTCTCTACATCCTCCTTGGCCTCGGAAGAATAGGCCACGACATCTTTCTGTGCCTCCGCCTGTTCTCTCATCTTGTCCATCAGGATATTTATTGTCTCATCGAGGTCGTTCCAAGACCACGCCGGAGGAAGCGGTGTGGGTTCGTTGGGGAAACCCTTGTACCAAAGTTTATCATACGGCCCTCCCTCTGGCCCTTCCCATTCGACCTCTCGGAGAATCTTTGCCTTTTTTCCCTGTGGCATTATTGTTACGATGGTGTTCTCGTCTTTTAAATAAAGGTCTATAAAAGTAGTATAATTCCGTAAAGCAAGACGGTCTCTATCGTAATCAATGTGAGATATTTCCTGTGGCGAATACTTCTCAATCAACTTGCCGTCAGAGGTTATATCATCGGATATATTTCTGCCCCATCTATCTTTCTTGGAGAAGAAGTCTTTAGCATACATCGTGGGAAGTCTGTAAATATCCCCCTCAAAAGTAAAGTCACTTACCCTCTTGGCAGAACAATCCCCAATGTATTCCGTATCATCAATCAACTCAACCCTTGGGTATCCATAGGGAATTAGTTCGTCCTCGATTGAAATCTGTCTGTCATACTCAAAGGCACTTCTAACAATGGCGAAACCAAACATAGAGTTTATCGCCGCTGGGATAAGAACATTTTCGGCGAGACCGACTTTGTTAATTAGAAAATTCAAAGCCAACTGTATTGTGTAGGCCCAGCCTCGGAACTTCGGAATTTCTGTCTTAACCAGAACCTTCGGGTCTCCCTCCACCAAGAATGGAGTTATCGAAGAAACACCCCGGTCAATCAAGTTAAGAGTATGTCGTCTTGTGTACCCAGTATCATAGTAACCGGAGGCGTAGGCTTTCAGCATTTTCTGCCTGTGTGCCAATGCACCTTCGTTGCTTTTTTGCCAGTATTGACTTAACATTTGAAGCCGAGATGCAAATGACTGGTTTTCGTAATCTTTATAGCTGGGATTTCGTTTCATCAGTTATACCTAAAAGTTCTGTATCGTTTTTTATTCTCTGTCTCTTCTCTTTCGTAAGCCTCTATTCTTGCCCCAATAGAGTTTCTTGATTTTAATTTCTTTTCTTCAATCTTGGCTGGGATATTATAAGATAATCCCAGAATTAACAATGCAGCGGCAATGACTCTATCTCCGTGACGTGCTCTCGCCCCCGATGTCAAATCCACCATTTCCCCGGAGTCGGCTTCGCCAGAGGTATAGAAAATATAAGTATCCAACTCATTGATTAACTCCTCGGAGTAAACCAGAAGATACTTATTTGCTTTCTGGGTCTTTAGCGATTCCTTCAATGCCGCCTTTAGTCCATAAAGGACATCATCTTTTGTCTGCTTCGTGGAAGTCCAGCCATATCTGTTTTTTCTCTTCCTTGTCTTGGTGTCCTCAGAAGTGTCTGTATAGACCCTTCTAAAGCCCTGATTCATCAGCCGTCTGCCAAAGTTCTTCCCGCCACCCCCATTGCGTTCCCAGATAAAATATGGTTCTCCGAGAGAGCCGCCTACCCATCTTCCCAATGCTGCAACTTCTTCCGCAAAGTCAGCGGGGTCTTTGTCTGCCGTGACATACTCGCCCACAAGTTCATTCGTATTCACATCAGCTATCAAAGCCGTTGAATTTGAATTACCTGTCCCAAATCCAATGTCACAAGCAATAATGAAATTGTGCCTCTGGTCGGGCAGTCCGTTTATTAAGTCTCCCCACCATTTAAAAGGTTTTTTCCCGAACTCTGGTTTAAAGACAGGAAGAACAACTCTGCCATCTTCCAGAGAATAAGAAATATCGCCCTCAATCTTTGAGGCCCTGCAAAGAGAGGAGCGTATCCTGTCATTAACAAAGGAATCAAAATACATATCTGCCGCACCTGCGGCGTACATCCATACGTTCATACAGAGATTTCTGTAATCACGTTCTTTTTCTTCTTTGTCGTGCCAAGGGCTTCGGCAAATAATCGGCGGCTTCTCACTGCCGTCTGCCACAAACACCGGCTCGGTGTATTTCTTTTTAAAATCAATATTATCAAAAGGCTTACTTAAATCTACGTTTGCAAATACGTCTGGGTACTTCTTTAAGTAGTAGTCTTTATCAACAACCTCTATAAAATCAACTTTTGGGGACTTGTATAGTCCCTCGTTTTTTTCAGGGTTGCAGTACCAAGGTAATTTTATAACTTCAATCCCATCTCTTCGGAGCAGCTTATAAAAAGCGTGACCCGTTCCAAAAAAGTGAGTTGAGTTATAAATATTGCAGTTGCCAACGTCTGATAAGTTAAACACGATGTTATCTGCAATGCCGGGGTCAACCTGACCCAACTCGTCAACGATAGTAAATGTTGACCTCTTTCCTGCCCCAAAATGAATCGAAGTTGCCTCGCCGTCTATTGTTGAACTGTTGTCAAGGTTTCGATAATGTCCAAAGTTTCTCTCAAGGTGAAGAAGAGCCTTCCACCACAACGGGAGTTTATCAATGCAATAATCAATGGCCGCAAACAGTGTTCCGGGGTCTCCGGTTTTATCCACAAGTGGTTCAGCCCTTGAGCCAAGAAGTATCACTGTCTCTGGGACTAAGAGAAACTTGCAGGTTGAGTAAGTCATTAAAATCTTCGTTGCACCCTCGTCCCTCGTTTTATCTATTGCAACGTCTTTTCCAATCCGAACACAGTTGTCTATTTTCTGTATTGCCAAATCCTGCTTCGGTCGAAGAATGAAGGGCAGGTTTCTCTCGCCAACGGGTTTTCGTGGGTCAAGAGTCCACGCAACGGCGTTGAAAAATATCCTTGGCTCGTCTCTGCACATCTGCAAAAATGTCTTTTGCAGTTCAACGTCTTTTGCCAACAAACTGTGGAGTTCTCTTCTAAATGCTATATTCGGCAACAACTCCGTTGGTATCCCCAACAGGAACGACTGTGGGTTGTTCCCCGCCAGTTTCATCTGGTTTAGCATCCACTATCTCCTTTGATTCTATTTTCTTCACCAGACGACCTACCAATGCGTCTATGGCCTCTGTCTCGGCCTCTCCTATGAGATTCAAGTTTGTACTCTTGCTCTGCACATCTATTCGTTTAACGTCTGTCCAGTCCTCTTTGGCTCGGTTCAGAAGTATGAACTTTATCAAATCCCCGTTTGGGGGAACTTCATCATAGGTTACGGTGACAACCTTTTTTCCGGGGGACGTAAGTTCTTTGCCCTCCCCGTCTATCTCTATGTTGAACTTCTCGGTTCGTTTTTCAGTCTTGTAGCCCCAAGCACAGCGAAGCATCTGGGCTATGGTAATAGATTTAACGGCCTCTCTTGCCTCTTCTACGGCGAGAGCAAACTTTGGGTATCTCTGTTGCCAATCCTGAATGGTGTGGCTTTTAACTGCCAGAAGATAGCCTATGTCCTGATAGGTCATACCAAAGGCCAACGCCCGGCCCACTATCCCTGCGGTTCTGTGGTCAAATTTAGCGTCCTTTCTGACCTTATTTTTTCTGTTGTCCCCTCGCCAAGTCATTTATTCAGCATCCAAATAATCATAGCCACTAACGCAACGATAGTTGCAAACAATACCCTGTTGTTATTTGCCCACTGCCCCAAGGCACAACCACACAGCAACATAATTGCCAGTATCTTTTTCATATTTTAAACCGGAACTTTTCCGTTCTTAACAGCTTCCTCAACCTCGGACTTGTTATATAACTGCCCGTTCTTGTATAGTGCAGTGGCATACATAGCCAGCAAAGCAGCAGCACCCGTTCCGAGGAGACCCGGCTTGTCTATTGTTCCAATCAATTTGTCGTAGGCCGCTTGAGCCTTATTCACCTTTTCGTCATACTCACCCTTTACCACCCCGACCGTAGCCGAGATAACATCCACCTTCTTTTGCTGATTTTTAAGGTCTCCAAGGAAGGTTATTGGAAATGTATTCACAGGTTTTCCCGGCTCGATGAGTTGCTGGGCTACGGGGGAGGACTGATTGGCGGGCCAAAATGCCTCAAATACCCCAGAGAGTAATGCTACGGAGGCAACAATTATTAGGATTGCCACCAATGCCACACCTGTTCTTTTCATAAAGTCTCCTTTTTGAGTTAAAAATGACTGTTTGTTAGATAGTTACCTAACTTTTATTTTTGATAGACCGTAGTTTCACTAAGATATAAGAGTAACTAAGATATACATAGTGTATAGTATTAGTTATATATATAATCGTATAGTTTAGAGTCCGTTCTGTCGTGCGTGGTCTCAAAGCCAGTTTTGGTTATCTTAGTAAACTGGAAAGGTCGGATTGAAGATATAAGTACTCCGTTAGACAATCCCCTACGGTATGACCTGTCAATTAAGATTACCGCACCTATTCGCATTTTGTCTCCACCGGCTGCTTGTTTTCGTCTCTCACCGGCCTATACTGATTGTGGAAACTTGTTCTCATTAACTTTTTGTATTTATATGGGTTCATTGTTTCTACACCGAAACAACGTATGTTCGTGAATAAACGCCTCGGATTAAGCATACCGCCCTTGGACGCTCTTTCTGGGTTTTTAAGCCAATGAGCCATTTGGCCCAATGCTCTGCCTTCTCTTGAGGCTTCGATGTCAAATTTGTCTATATCTCGTTTCATAATGTTAAAAAGAATTTCTCCCTCTGATTGTATTGTAACACACCCTCCCCCATTTGTCAAGGGGTAAAGGGCATAAAAATTTAAATATTTTGAGGCTCTTTACTTAACCTACTGCCAATAAAGGGGTTATGGTTAAAAATATATTTTATAAAAATAAAGATTTTTTTACTTGACTTTTAGAATAACGTGTGGTATAATATGGGTGAAGGGATTTAGCATATTTATCCCTAAAAATTTATTTTAAAAAATACCATACAGCTATTGACATTGAGCAATATGTGTGGTACAATAACATTGAAAGGAGAAATTATGAATCCAGATAAATTGACAGAGAAAGAGTTAGAAACCTTTGGTAAGCCGGTCGAAGGAAGCAAGTATTTCAGAGACTTCTGTACTTGCTGCCGAGAGCCTATGAGAGTTGCAAGTGAAAGACTTTGTGATGATAACTATTGCTATGGTTGTGATGGACACGAAAGAACGGGCAGGACATCAAGTTTGGCACACTTGCAGGATTACAATGGCCCGGAGGATGCAGAAGGTGGATTTGGGGTAAGTGACTATGACTAAAACATTTCCAAAAACACACGAAGAGGTTCAATGTTGGTTTTTGGGTAGATACCCCCCAACCCTTGCAGTGGACACAGAGACAGACGGACTTCGCTGGGGATGTCACCTAAAGGGTATTTCCTTCTGTGATGGAAAAGATGCTTGTTACATTAACCTTGATAACAACGGGGACTTCAATGAAATAATCAAAGAGCTAATATTCCAAATAGACTTGATGAGATTTTCAAATACGCTGTTGGTTTTTCACAACTCTGTTTTTGATATGAGAGTTCTCAGCCAAGTGGGAATAAACTGGGATGGTAAAATATATGACACCCAAGTAGCCAGCCATCTTCTGAATGAGAATGACAGTTGTGCCTTGAAAGAGGTTGTGAAACGCAGACAGTATGAAGGATATGACACGGCGATTCCATTTAAGAAAGCCATTGATGGTGGGTATTCATCTGAGGTGTTTTTAAACTACGCCATAAACGATGCTATCTGGATTTGGGCCTTGTACAAAGAATCTGAGCCATTGATAAAAAAAGACTTCAAGAAGTTGTTCTATGAGATTGAAATGCCATTCCAGTTTGTTCTTCTGGATTTATACAAAAACGGAATCAAGGTGGATACGGATAGGTTGGAAGATATTGATGATATACTTTCGGCCAGAGTTGCTAAACTCGAAATTGAGATGGTGGAATCCCTTGGGATGAAGATGATTGAAACTCCGTCTCTTTTTGGTTACACTGAAATAACATCTCCCATAAACTTTGATTCCCCTGACCAAGTTCGGAAGGTAATAGAAGAAACTCTGAAACTGAAACTCCCGTTTAAAACAAAGGGGGGTAAGTCGGGAAAGAAGAAGAGTTCAACCGGGAAGAAGTCCTTGGCCCGGCTGAAAGGAAAACATAAGTTCATTGACTTGATGCTTGAGTACAACTCTACGTCCTCAATCCTCGCCACGTTTGTGAAGCCTATGTATGGGCTACTGGACGCAGATGGCAGGATACGGACATCATTCAATGACTGTGGAACAGTCACGGGGCGTTTATCCTCCTCTGACCCAAATTTGCAGAATCTCCCGGCAGAGATTGGGAAAGATGCAAATAAGATTCGCTCTCTGTTCGTGACTGAGAAGGGCCACAAACTGGTCAGCAAAGACTGGTCAGGGCAGGAGTTGAGGATGTTGGGGGTCGTGTCGGGGGATAAAACAATGGTCGGTGCATTTGAAAACGGTCTTGACTTGCACCTTATGACTGCAAATAAATGTTTTAACCTTGGGCTTGCTGGAAACAGTTTACTCGAAGGAACAAATGAACACACCCAAGCTAAAAAGAAATATAAGAAAGAACGCCACATCGGGAAGAACGGCGTAAACTTCCCTATCATTTATGGCTCAACGGCGAGAGGAATAGCGGCCAATAACAACGTCTCCGAAAAAGAGGCCCAGCGTTGGGTGGATACGTTCTTTGACCTTTATCCTGACGTTAAGAAAGCAATCAGAAGAACAAAACAGGAACTTGTTCAAAACCGCTGTGTTGTGACAGTATTTGGAAGAAAACGAAGGTTTCAACACATTGATGACCGGGCCATCAGACAGGCGTTTAACTTCCTAATTCAATCTGCGTGTGCCGACTTGCTGCGTATGGCAATGATAAAGACAAGACAACTCCATCAGGAAAATGAAGAGTGGGGGGCTAAACTGGTGTTGTCCATACACGATGACTTCTCCACCGAAATAAAAGAGGAGTACGCCGAGGAGTGTGGGAGATTGGAAAAAGAGATAATGGAGAGCGTGGTTAATTTGAGTGTCAAGTTCCCCGCCGAACTCAAGATTTGCAACAACTTAGGAGAATAGATGAAAGCACTAAAACTAAAACGTGGGGATATGATAATTGTTCAATGGAAAGACATTAAGACCGCTGCTCAGTGGATGGATGCAGTGGAGTTGGATGCACTGCTTCCCCCCGATGCCCATACCATAGGGTTCTTCTATCACAGAGATAAGAAGAAATTAACCTTATGTCACAGCCGGTGTGAAGAGGTGGCAGACGGAACTGTAATTCCGACCAGTTGCATTGTGGATATTCACAAATTGAGGTTTGTATAATGGTATTGTCAGTAAAACAGCGGATACTTGGGATGCAGGATAATCTGACGGAGGAGTTCGACACCCACGCCGTTCAGGTGAGTTTCTTCTATCAGGACGAACCGAGGCTGTTAAAGGTGTTCGTGAACTACCCACTGTCTGACAAAGACCTTACTCTTGATGTTATGATACCAAAGGTAAAAGTAAAGAAATTTTTTGATTATATGGAGCGTGATTTAATGGTAAATATTTATAAGTTTATTGAACTTGCGGCGAAAAGGTATGGGTATGACAATGACTGAGTTAGAAAAAGTAAATATTTCATTTAAAGACATCGGGTGTGTTCTTCTCTATCTAAAACCGGAGGACGGGAAGCGGGACTTTGTTCTGTGGGCCAAAACCGTAGGGGCGTTTCGTGATGTGATAAGAGAGAAGAACCCTGAACTGGTTGCAGAATTTAACGAGTTGGTTGAATGTTACTATTCACCAGACCAACGAAAGGGGCTTGAAGATACCAGATGATAGAAGAAAGAAAAAATGAAATCGAAAGATTTGCAAAGGAATTATTGATGCCCAAAGATGGTGGCAATGCCCGTGTTTACAGTCCGGGCAGGACTGACATCGGAGAATTTAGAGAAGCGTTATTGCTGTTGCTTAGTTTGCTAAAGGAGGTATAAAAATGTCAACAATACGCCGAGAAATAACTATTGGAAGAAATGACCCCTGTCTTTGCGGCTCAAACCTCAAATTCAAAAAATGCTGTTTGCCCAAGATGAGACCTCCATTAACACAGTTGGCACAAAAAGAAGAAGCCAAAGAGTTGCGGTATTGGAATAACAGATACAAGAAGGAAACCGGAAAGGAATTAAAATGAGAAAATGTGAAAATTGCATATTTTGGGAGCAGGGCGTTGATGAAAAAATATTAAATAGGGGTATGTGTCGAAGATTTCCTCCATCAAGTTTTTGTGCTTTTGAGAGCCAAACACCTTTTAGTGATGGTTCTTACCACGTTACAAATTTTGTTGGGCAATGGACATTTAGAATGGGAGAAGATTGGTGTGGTGAATTTAAACAAAGGGAATTAAAATGAGAAAATGCAACAAATCTTGCAAATACTGGAGGTTTTTCTGCTGGCAACTTGGGGGGTGCTTAGGGGTTTGCCACCTTAAAAGCGGCATAGACTGGAACGCAGAGAACTGGGCAAAAGATGGGAATACTGTATGCCCATACAAAATCAGACTATTTCGTGCTTTTCACGTTAAAACATACCAATTTGTTACAAATATAAAATATGCTTTTTCAAATTTATTCAGGAATATTTAACAGAGGAATTGAAATAATGGTTGATTGGAAAAACTACTATGCAGAGTACGAACCTCCAAAATGGTATAAAGAGCCTTTTAGATATTTTATGGTGTGGTTTGGTTATCCTTTATTGTATCGTATTCTTCTAAAGTTAGCTAAAATGTTCTATTGGGATATTGGGGGAAAAGATGGCAAAACAACTTAAACGAGTTCTGGATAAAATAAACGAGGATTTTGGAGACCGAACCATTTACGAACTGTCAGATAAAGAATCTCTGAAAGTGGAGTTAATTCCCTCGGAGACCCCCGTTGATTCAATCATAGGCGGGGGGCTTCCAAAGGGCCGTATCTGTGAGGTATTTGGCCCGGAGGGTAGCGGCAAAACCACCTTTGCTCTCAAAGTGGTCGCTGCCGGGCAGAAAACAGGGCCGTGTGCCTTTATTGATATGGAGAACGCCATTGACCTTGACTGGGCAAAAGGGTTGGGCGTAAACACCGATGAGTTGGTTTTAACCCAGCCAGACTATGCAGAGAAGGCTTTGGACATACTGAAACGGCTGATTGAGTCTGAGGAGTTTCAGGTGATTGTGGTGGACTCTGTGGCGGCTCTCGTCCCGAAAGCGGAGATTGAGGGGGAAATAGGCGATGCCAACATTGGACTACAGGCCCGGCTGATGAGCCAGACAATGCGGATGATAGCCTCCTCACTGTCAAAGAGCAACACTGTCGTTATTTTCATCAATCAAATCAGGATGAAGGTTGGGGGGTGGGGAAACCCCGAAACCACAGCCGGAGGTCT